CTAGGTAGGTATTACAATAACTCTTTGTTGGCAGTAGAGTCCAACAGTATGGGTGTTGCTACTCTGCAAAGACTTAAACAAATGAACTACGTTAACATGTACTATGAAACTAAAGCAGCCAGGTTAAGTTCTGAAGAAGGTCAAACACCAGGATTCAGAATGACACATGGCAGTAAGCCTCGAGTCATTGGACAGTTAAAAAATGCGGTCGAAGAAGAGGACATTTGGATTCCTTCTAAAACTATTTTATCTGAGATGAAGACTTATATCTCAACATCTTCAGGTAAGACAGAAGCAATACAGGGGCGTAATGACGATACAGTTATGGCCTTAGCAATTGCATGGGAAGCCTACCGTACAAACATTGATAAGTTGTCCAACAATAAAGTTGATTGGAGACAAAAAAACTTTGTTAACCGCAATAATGAGGAATGGATTTAATGCCTAAGACAAGTAAACAAATAGAAGAAGTAAGGCAGAGGATGATGAAAGATCCCCGCCAAGCTAACTTTGCTAAACATATGATTAATCCAGATACTCCCGAAGGTCAAGAAAAAATTAAAAACTTTCAGGCTGCAGGAGTTAAGGCTTCAGCAGAAGCACGAAGGTTAAGAAAAGAAAGAGATATCAGAATTAAAGAAAAAGCCGCTGAGATGGCTGAGACTTTGGAAGCAATTAATTCAGTAGCCCAAGATCCTCTGGATGTAATGAAGTTGCTTATGCATGAAGCAATGGAAGATGGCGACAGGGAAGAGGCTTTTAAAATTGCGAAAGAACTTGGCGAATATAAAGCTCCCAAGAAAACACGAGTTGAATCTATTACAACAGAAAAATCTAGTGCAGATCTCAGTGTAGAAGAGCTTGAAGAGCTAGCACAACTTAAAAAAGATTTAGGAGGGTAACTATGTCTATATACAGACCATCAAAAGGTGTTAAACAAAAGAATGGTAAAGTATGGGATCCCACTCTTAAGTCTAAGAATTCAGCTACCACAGCAAGGGCTAACGAGGCCCCTGTAAAGGAGCCTGAACTTGTCCGTGCTCACCGCGAAGAATGGCGGAAAGAGGGGAAAGACGGACTACACAGCTGAACCTCATGCTGTTCTTAAGGTCCCGGGGTACCTTTGGTTCATAAACCCCGAACAAAATTTTATACCCATGTGGGTTTGATTGATAGGAGGCCTATATGGGCGATTATATGACAGGTTATCGAGAGAAGGTAACTGACGAGCAGCTGATAAGTTTGGTTTCTACAGGAGTAGCTAATTCGGTTGGTGACTTTTTAAACTCTTCTGAACTATCAAATGATAGACTACAGTCTACTTATGAATACGCAGGACTTCCTGCTGGCCACCTAAGCCCTAATGGTGTGTCTAAAATTGTATCTTCAGATACTACAGAAACTATTGAGGCGTATCTTGCAATTATTTCAGAACTTATGTTTAACAATAACAGGCTGGCAAAATTTAAATCTTGGTCAGCCTCACCATCCGCTATCGCTGCAGCTAACGATGCTTCTGACCTGGTAAATTACACTATCTTTAAGAAAAATAACGGGTGGGAATTACTCAATACGTGGGTTAAGTCTGCATTGTTGTGGAAAAACTCTGTTATTCGTTGGGATTTTGTAGAGGACAAGTCTACTAAATTTGAAGAGTATGAATCTCTTACAGAAGAAGCACTTGATCTTAAGTTAGCAGACAAGGATGTAGAAGTAGTAGGCGAGTTAAATTTTAACCCTGCTACAAATAACTATGAAGATGTGCGGCTTAAGAGAACTTCCGACATGTCTCGTGTTAATATTGAGAATGTACCACCAGAAAACTTTCTGATTTCACGGGATGCAAGTAGTATTGAGACAGCAAACTTTGTAGGCATCCAAGTAGAAATGTCTCGTTCGGATATCCGTAAAATGTATCCTGATATTGCAGAAGGTCTTGAAGACTGGTCTGCCCTGCCCACTACCTCTGAAGATCATACTGTTTACTCGCATGATGTTGCAGTACGTAAACGTGTTACCGGGCAGTCTTACTGGCAGGGAATGAATGACTCTGATGATGCACTTGAAGCCAACCGTAATGTGGCGGTAACTGAGTGCTGGATGGAAGTAGACCGAGACGGCGATGGTATTGCTGAGCTTAAACACTTTATTGTAGCAGGGGATATAATCCTGCACGAAGAAGACTGTAGTTATGTGCCTCTTGCATCACTAAGCCCTTTTGAAATTCCTTACGAATTCTTTGGGCTATCTGTAGCAGACATGACTAGATCTACTACGCTCACTTCTAC